AACTCTACCGCTTGCCAATCGAATCTACCTTTTTCGTCCTTCTTAGAACCTGTTTCACTGTAAATTTTCTTGTTCTTATAATCAGTTTCATACATGTATGTCTTGCAAATATCATGGAAAAGAGTGATTATTTTGCTGGAATCATCTGAAATATTGCCTAAAACTGTTTTATATGGTTCTGTCTTGCGTTTTTGCTCGAACATGTCATACACATTCAAACTATGTATCAATAACCCTTCTGGGATTGAACAGTGGAATCTTGTACTTGCTGGTGCTGTGTAAAAGTCCGATTTTTCCAAGAATTCCACTAATTCGTTTATCCCTTCTCTGTTTATTGAGCGTACAAGACTAACAAACCTGTCTTTATTTTCGCTCATTTATATCCTCCGGCTTAGTTAAATGGAAGTTCGTCATCCACATCGTCTGGAATGTTCATGAAACCGTCATCTGTTTTCTTTCCTTTATTATTGTTTGATTTAGGTGCAGCAGAAGAATTCCCATTATCTGTACTTCCTTTTTTCTCACAGAACTCCTGAGTTGCCACGATTACATCTGTTGTATAGACTTTTTTACCGTCTTTATCATCGTAGCTTCCTGTCTGAATTCTACCAGTAACACCGATCATCATTCCTTTTGTAAGATACTTTTCTGCAAACTCTCCGGCTTTACCGAATGCAACACAAGAAATAAAATCTGCTTCCTGCTTACCTTCTCCGTTTTTAAATGGGCGTGATACGGCAAGCGTATATCTTGCTACACATGTTGCGTTACCGCCCTGGGAATAACGAACCTCTGGATCTCTTGCTAAACGACCTACTAAATTTACATTATTCATTCTGTAATATCTCCTTTTTTATTTAAGTGCTTTTAACTCTTCTAACAGTGCTTTGGAATCATCAATATTTGTGATTCTCTTCGGGTTTCCATTAGCTACATACTTCTTACAAAGTTCTGTCACTGCATCGTTATGAGTCTTGGATTTCTCTTTTGCAAGATTGAAACATTCAAGGTTTACTTTATCAAGTTCTGATTTTTCAGCCTGTTTTTTTGCTTCTTTCTTCTTTTCTTCTTCAGGAAGATCCTCTCCCTCGTAGATATATAATCCCAATCCGTGACGGGCACACGCTTTTGTGAGTGATCTTTGAATAGATTTATTAGCATCCGTTGATGTAATAGAATCTGCTGGAATAGATTTATTGCGAAAATCCATAATAGGAAGTTCTTCAATCAATTCCATGCCATTGATCGTTACACCAGTCTTAACCCAACCAGTACGTCCGTCATCAAACCACGGTCTTGTGTTCCCCTTGTCATCCATTGTCTGTTCATAGATTTTGAATGTTGCATCTGGGAATTTCTTTTTTACTTCTGCCCAAGCTGCAGCCCATGACAGGTAGTTCAGACCGTTTTTCTGTTTTGTCTTCTCACGAACATCCACATCGTACAATTCCTGGAAATAATTCTTTTCGTCCATTTCTTTATTCCTTTCCTCATTTATTATTGCTTGTTTATAGTGCCACGATTTCCAAATTTGTCAACTACTTTGCATTAACTTTTGCAGAAGAATTTGAACTTAATTTTTCCATGTTCTTAACAAGCTGCAGATTATCACTCAGAATGAATGCAGTTGCCTGTTCTTCTGTAAAACCGACTTTAACATATGCATCAAACTGGTTTTTCTTTTTGATTGCAGCAATTTCACAAATCTCTGTGTTATTTGCATAGTCTCTTGCTACGTTTACAATTTCTTTACCAACTTCATAGACTGCCGGTTTATATTTTTCAATATATCCATGAAGAAGCCCTACAAAGCTCTCTGGTGACTCCTTTAATAATCTTAACAATAATTCTTCCATTATTGATGTTCCTTTCCTTCTCTTATGATTTTCAGCCCACACGCCTGTTGGTGTGAACCGTTGTATTCACCATCGTTTTCAATCAGAAGATTCACTATATTTCTACTAAGACCATACTCTTTCTTACAATACGAAAATAATTCCATTTTTCTTGTGAATTTTATATGTGTACTTCCGATGAATAAATGGTACTGTAATTTTGGATATTTTCTCTTAAAAGACGTATCTCCTTCATTACAACAATATGCTTCACCACATTTTTTCAATTTATAAATCAGTTGAAACTCAGCCTCTTGCGCCTGGATTGGATCTTCACAATACTGTACTATTTCAACTATGATATTGCATGTCCCTCCAAATGATATTACCTCATTCTTCCAAGATTGATTTCTATGTTTTCCAAATTCATATGCTCTCAATGGGTTTCCTTTTGCAGAACCAACATAAAATATTTTGTGTGTTAAAGGATTTCTGTGGATATACACATAATATTTTTCTGTCGGCAATACAAGATCCCTATGATAGAGCATATATATTTTCATCGTTGACGATAATGAATTTTTTGCCACTCTTAATCAATTTGCTATCATAATTTACAACACCACACTGAAAATCTTTAAACATATCTTTTGCATAAGCAAAACCTCTTATTTTTCCATCAATCGGGAAAAAGATTGTGTTATTACTCATACACATGTTTCCAAGCGAACACTCATACTTAATTTCATTACATTCATATTGAATATCATTTCCTTTAAATACAAGAGTTAAGAAACTTCCAGTTTCATTTTCCAAGACTACTAACCACTTATCAGTGGCAACATCATAGTGAATACCATAATTTGTAATCCTTCCGTCATATTTATAAATGTGGTTTATGCCATTGATATCAAAGATTATTTTGCTCTGATAATAGTTGACAACGAAATACTTTCCATTGCTTACTTCAAAATAACAACTATCGCTGCATTTACAAAGATTTCTAAAGCTATTCCCATCCTTCGTAATAGTCACTTCTGTCAAGGTGTTCTGCTTTGAAATGTAATACATCTTATCCCCATCAACAACTACTCTTGATTTGAACTTTTTATCAAGCTCATAATCTTTTTCGCTGTGAATGACAATCGTATTATTATCGTCCTCAATCAAATATCCATCTGAATGAAAATGATATTTTATCAAGTTTTTGTGCTTATATTTCTTGCCACTCTTGATATCTACAACATTATCATCGGTATCAATGTACATATTCTCATCGACAACCGCTTTAATGCTTGATTTGACCAACAGTTCTACAAGCTGTAATCCAGACTGTACGCCCTGATTTATCGGCTTTCTATTGATCCTTGCAGAGTTATCACATACTGGGCAGACATTGTATTTATCATAGTAATAATCCTTATCTGTATCACAGTATTTCAAA